TATCCTATATGGCAGAGCGAGTTAGATTATCTCTTAACTGGTAATCAAATAGACTTTAGAGATGTATGTTCTGCTGGCTGGAGTAAACTGTATGAAAGATGGAGGAATAAGTAATTCCTAAACTGAATAAAACTAATTATCATATCTTAAATAATTTAGTATTAAGATAAAGTCAAAAGAAATATAAAAGAATAAATAATAATAGTAATATGGCAGATAATAAAAGTCCATTGCAAGCAGCTAATCTACTAAACTTTTTAACAGGTGGGTTAGTCACATCTCCTTTAAATAACAATCTTTATGTAGGTCTATCTACTACTCTTCCTACTGCTGAAGGTGGTAATTTTACTGAACCTGCTGGCTCTACTGGTTACGCTAAAGTTCCTTATCCAACAGGAGTATCTTTCTTCTCTGAGCCAGTTAATCGTACTTGTTTTAACCAACAACCTATCCGATTCAATAATGCTTGGACTCAATACCCGACTATTGTAGCTATTGGTCTATTTGATGAGATTGGTAGTGCAGTCCCTCTTTACTTTGGACATATTGATCAAGGTATGAGTATTGAAATTGGTGATGCTCTGTATTTCCCCCCTGGTAGAGTAATTGTTAAAGAGACTCAAGCTAGTTTTAATAAATCTGACTTCCTTGCTCATTCTCAACTTAAGTTACTTCGGAATGAAACCTTTGAAACTCCTGCTGAAATCTACTTAGCTTTAGGAACTATGCCCCCAACTGCTACTGGAGATATTGGTGAATTGGTAGCATCTAACTCTCCTGGGTATATTCGTGTCCCTATTCCTTGTAATGCAGCTAATTGGCAAATTACTGGTAGACTAGCTAGTAACTTGATTGAGATTGTATTCCCTGCTGCTAATGGCGCTCCTTGGGAAAGTATTAAATCTTTTGCATTACATAGAAGTTCTACTGGTGTTGGTAATATGCTTTATTGTGGAAGCTTCGGCCCTAACAACACTAAAGTTATTAACTCATTAGACATTGCTAGAATTCCCATTGGTGCTATCACTATTACTGAATAGTTCGGTACTCTCACTTAAGAAAAGGAGATAAGATGACAGATTACGCATTACAAGCGACTATCTATACTGATAAATCTAAAATGGAGATATCAGATATGGATTATGATAGAGCAGGACTAGTTACTATGGAAACAGATAGTAGTTCAGTTACCATTAGTGATATGAAATTTGATAGAGCAATGACTGCTAATATCTTTACGGATAAGAGTAAAATTGAGGCTATACTTACTAAGATTAATGCTTATATTGCTACTATTTATACTGATAAAAGTCGATTAAACTTAAGACTTCAAAAAGACTCTGCTTCTTCTGCTAGTATTTTTATTCCTGAAGCTACTACTAACATATTTATTTCAGCACTTAGATATACTCAAGCAACTATTTCTTCTGGGATTAGTTCTAGTATGAAGATGTTTATGAATGTGACTAAAGCAATAAAAGGAGTATTAGAAGTAGATAGTTCCTCTTTAACTATTAGTAAACTAGAAAGAGATATTCTTACTGAAGCTCCTACTGGTCAGACATATGTGATAATTAAAGGAGTAGACGTTTCTCTTAATGGTTATGCTCTAGCTAGAAATTCTGTTCATGCTATTAACATCCTTATTTATGGAGATAGATTAACTAAAGCAGGGACTAATTTAGAGTTCATAGTTAAACGAAATATCTCTGACCCTGATGATAGTGCAGTAATTTATAACACTACTATTAATGGTCAAGGTATCAAGTTCATCCAAGTAAAACCTATTCCTGAAACTACTCTTAAGGAATATAAAGCACAAATCCAGTTAAAAGAGTCTGACTTCTATTTAATTAGTCAACAAAGACCTATTAAACTATATTATGAAGTACGAGTAATTGATTCTCTTGATGGTCGTTATCCTCCAGTAGAAGCAGGTTATTTTAACTTAACCACTACTCTTATTGAAAATAGGTTCTAGTAGATAATGGTAACTCTTTCAGCAGATTTTAGTGGATTAGATGGGTTAAGTAAGAAATTTGAAAATGCTCTTAAGCGTAAGAAAGACTTAACTCCTTTAGAACTAGGTATTAAAGAAGTATTAATAGAAGATGTTAAGTTACGTTTTGCTACTGCACCTCTAACTAATAAAGGAGGAGTTGCCTATGGTAATGTATTCTGGAGTGCAATGTCACCTTCTTGGCTAGCTACTCATCCTGAAAGAATGGGAAAACCACTCTTGAAAGATACAGGTAGATTATTAAACTCGTTAATAGCAGGTAATGATGATTCTATTTTTAGTGTTACTAGAGAAGGATTTGAATTTGGTACGAAAGTTCCTTATGCCAAAGACCATCAGCCTGACTCGATAGGAACATCTATTCCACTAAATCTACTGCAAGATGAACGAGTATCTGAAGTGTTTAGGAAAGATGGAAAGTTACCTCCTAGACCATTTCTATTTATTCACGAGACTCTAAATAATGAGTTAACTGATGTAATAGCTGAATTCATATTAACTGGGGAAACTCGTATTAGGACTAAAGATAACGTTAAGGAGTTAAAGGAATGATTACTGCTCCTCATATTTTAGAGAAATTACAACTAAGAGAAAATTTAGGTTCTACTCAAAAATTCTCTGCAAATATAGAAATTACTCCTGATGTAGATGAGGCAACTAACTATATAGCTAAATATCTATTTGATAATATAAACAAGGACTATTTTTCTTATATAGAGTCTCATCCAGGCTTAAGACAAAGCTTAGGAGATATAGCTATTCGTACTTATAAGACTTATGACGCATATGGACTAGCTAATCAAGAGTTCCCCTTACTCAAAGTCTACCGAGTATCTGATAGCTGGAAACCAGGAAAGCTTATTCGTAGTTCGTCTATCTCTATCTCTTACTCGTTAGTGCTTCCACAACAAGATAAATTAATGCCTTTATTAAACTGGGTTAGCTACCAAATCAATAAACACTTACTAAATACTTCATGTCAAGTAAAGATTGACCCAGGAGTTAGAGTTCAATATAGAACAATGATGAATGAAGTTGGTCAAGCTATTTACAGTTTCTTAAGAGCAGATATTAATATTACTGACTAAAAAACATGGCAATTACACTTCCATTTCAAAGACCAAAATTAGAAACTACTTTAGCAGAAGCTGTCCCTGTTACCGCGACTCTAGTAGAAGATACAGTTAATAATCTTTACGTAGTAGATGTTAAATACACTATTACTAAGGATGATGCAACTACCGTAACCAAAGTTCTTAAACGACTGAAAATTACTCCTGTTATTTCAGGAACTACTATGAGACTTGATTTCCAAGAACTTACTTTCCCTGCTACTGCTCCTGATGCTCCTACCGATGCTGAAGCTATTACTACTTCTCCAGTAACTAGAGGTTCTACAGTAATCGATTTAGACACTTTCCTCACTGCTATTGGTGATTTAAGAAAGAATTCCTAATATAAACTTACAAATTAAAAAATAAAAATATGACTGTTGAAAAATTATATTCTACCTTTATCGGTGTTACAGAATTAAAAATGCGGAGGGCTAAAGATAACTTGGTCTATCACCTTCCTACTCCTATGAACATGGTAGTAGAGCCTGGTAAAAATGAACGAGTAATTATGGGACGAAATAAGATTGGTAGACGAGTAGAAACTACTTCTTTTATTGATGCTGAGAATCCTGTACTAAATATCTCTTATGGAGTAGTTCAACCTGAGTTACTACAATTTAGATTAGGTAATTATTTTACTACTACTACTAAAGATTTATTCATCCCCGTTACTTTTGATTTAGGTCAAGGTGGTACATTCCCCGCTGTTCAAGCTCCTTCTCTTGGTCACTCAATTATTGCTGGGGCAGATGCTTTTGCTTCTATTAAAAAACCAGATGGAACTTCTCTTGCATTAGCTGAAGGTACTGATTTTACTATTGGTAATGGTGGATTAGTTACTTTCTCTGCTGCTCTAGTAGCTGCTAAGGAAACTGTCTCAATGCTAATTCCTTATACTGTTACTGGTCTAGGTATTGGCTCTGAGCTAATTGGTAGACATGAAGTGGTAGCCTCAATCGTTGATACTGAAGGTTATGTATGGTTCTTCCATGCGCCTAACGCTAAACCTAGTGCTGCTGGTGGAGCTATTGATTTTAGTGCGGAAAGCTTTGACCTTCAACTGAAACTATATAACTCTGGTGGATGTCAACCCTTTACTTTAATTAAGTCTAGCGATAAAGTATCTTGTTAATATAAAATAAAAGAGAAGTAAGTAATATACCTACATCTCTTAACTAAATTTGTTCTGTACAATCGTTCAGGTAGTTCTCCTTAGCTATTTGAACTTTTTTATTTCTCTATTTTCTTATCAACTTGCTTGATAAAACTCG